TGAACAAATCTCGCGCCAATTAGCGCGCGCCGAATCAATTGAAAGCGCCTCTCCATCAGCACAAATAAGATATAATGGGTAGCCGCCAGGCCATGCGTATTTGTCACGAAGAGCCTGTTTAATGTCTGAAAGAGTTCTCATGCTGCTCTCTCCCCATAGTTGTCGATCATATGTTGCGCTATCTCTGTCCAATTGACGTCAACAAGAAAAGCCATTGCGTATGAGAAGGCTAGGCTCATTGCGTCGCCTGTTTGCGCCTCTAATGATTCTTCGGCCATTTCTTTAAGACTCAGACCTAAGTCATACGCCTCGACGTCGGAGCTATGCCCGCAGTCATATGGATCATAACCGTCAAACATTTCTAAATTGACGCGCCATGTCGCGTGATTCGTCCAACCATTGTAAGACATGATTTCTCTCCATTAGGCATATGCGCGCAATAGGCGCTCGGATGATCTGTGACGCGTCGCGTCTTGGCGGCGCTCGCACATATCTTTGAATGTGCGCGTCCGCTTTAGACGCCTTAACGCGCGCTCGTGTAAATCTCCGGTTATGTCGTCGAACACACGCTGGCGATGATAGCGCAATAGCTTTTCTAGTTTGGCTTCCATGATCTCTCTCCCTCAGTATTCGACAGTGATAAATAAGACCGTGCAGCAACCGTAGGGCCGGAAGTCTATCGTGTCGCCATAGTTCTCGACGCGGCCGCGCGCGCCGGTTATGCCTACGGCCGCTTTTGCTTTCTTCATCAGCTCGCGCTGATAGACTTTATTGGCTTTGCAATAGTTTGTGCCGCCATCGTAGCCATAATGCGTTAGCTCCGGCATGGTCACAGTTGCGCGTCGCACCCATGAGTAGTTTGATTCGCCGCCAAATGTGTCTGTGTATTCGATGTTGTAAGTATTCATTGTCTTTCCCCTTATCTGAACAGAATGAAAGGCGCCGCAATTGCCGCGACCATTAGCATGACGACGCCCATTGCGACGCAGGCTGAATTAAAAAACTCGGTTAGTGTCATGATTTTTTCCCCCTCGTTTGTCTGTAAGATTATCTTTAGCGCAATTATTCACAGATGTAAAGTATTTTCTTGCATAAATTTTCACTTTTGTTTTTATGGGTGATTTTTCTGGGTTGTTTGGGTTGTGGCTTGGTCGAGCAATGGGTTGTAAGCCAGGCTCATATAATGCCCATAATTCATAGCTTTGGGTTGTTTGTGTTATTATTATTAGATAAAAAATAAAAAATATATAATAATTGATATAAGTCAAATAGGTCTTGAACGTGGGCGACTGTAGAAAAGTCATTCAGCGACTTAAAACCTATCACCCAAACAACCCATATCACCCAACAATCACCCAACTCTTGTTGACATTTGACTTAACATTTTACTTTAAGTTTACATTCTAAGTTAAGTTGACATTTGTTTACATTGAGCTGGTAGTTGACATTTGGGGGAGGGGGTCTGGGCCTTGACCATCCCTTAAAGGTTTACGAAGGGACTGCACGAAAATTTTTTTTATTTGCTAAAAAGCACCCCGTCATATATTTTGTTGCAATGACATTCCAATCGCTACCTTATGAGCCGCGCAAGATCGAAGCGACGGAGCAACGGCTCGGTCAGATCTATGAAGCGGCGCGGCGGGGGTTAAAAGGCGACGCACTGGCGTTGGCCTGTGATATGATGCCAGTCGAGTATCGTCGGCTTATCCAACTCGATCCGATCGCAGAGTATTACGAAACCAAAGGACGCGCTGACGGCGAGATGGAGATGGCGGGCGTTTTAAGAGACGCGGCGCTGGCAGGCGATGCTAAGGCGGCGCTTGATATTCTAAAGCATGTGCATGGCTGGGTTGCTAAACAAGCGGTCAGCGTCGAGGTCAACCAGACGATCTCTATTACGGCGGCGCTTCAGGAGGCGCAGCAACGGGTCATTGAAGGACAGATAATAGATGCAAGTGCCAATATACTCCCCGGAGGAGGAACAGCGTCTTATGGCGACCTTATGGTCTCCGCAGATAAAGAACGACCCGCTGTCGTTCGTGAGGCTGGCGTTTCCGTGGGGGAAAGCAGGGACGCCTCTTGAGCATTTTGAGGGGCCGCGTCACTGGCAGCGTGACGTCTTACTGGAGCTACGCGACCATATCGCCCAGAACAACGGTCGGATAGACTTTGAGACTTTTAGGATGGCGACGTCGTCAGGGCGCGGCATTGGTAAATCTGCCTTAGTCTCATGGTTAGTGATTTGGATGCTGACCACACGGATCGGCTCAACCACCATCGTGTCGGCTAACTCCGAGGCGCAGCTCCGCAGCGTCACCTGGGCCGAGATCACAAAGTGGCTGAGTATGTCACTTCACAGTCATTGGTTCGAGGTATCAGCAACTCGAGTGCTACCAGCCAAGTGGATCTCGGAACTGGTCGAGCGCGACCTGAAGATGGGCACGCGCTATTGGGGCGTTGAGGGGCGGCTGTGGTCGGCTGAGAATCCAGACAGCTACGCTGGGGTGCATAACTTCGCGGGCGTGATGCTGGTGTTTGATGAGGCGAGCGGTATTGATGATACGATATGGGCAGTGGCAGCGGGCTTTTTTACGGAAAATACCCCTAATAGGTTTTGGTTGTGCTTTAGCAACCCCCGTCGTAACTCTGGCTACTTTTATGAGTGTTTTAACTCCAAACGAGACTTTTGGAGAAATAAGATTGTCGATGCCAGATCTGTCGAAGGGACAGATAAGGCCGTCTACCAGCAAATCATTGACGAGTATGGCCCCGACTCAACCCAAGCCCACGTCGAAGTCTATGGACAATTCCCTAACGCCTCGGACGATCAGTTTATCTCCAATTCACTGGTCGATGACGCAATGGAAAGAGCGCGATGGCTCGACCAGACTGCGCCCATTGTCATCGGAGTAGACCCGGCGCGCTTTGGGGCCGACGCGACTGTCATCGCAATACGACAAGGCCGCGACATGGTGGCGATCAAACGCTACAGAGGCGACGACACGATGGCGGTGGTCGGGCATGTCATCGACGTGATCGAGGAGTATAAGCCCGCGCTGGTCGTCATAGACGAGGGCGGACTGGGCGCGGGGATCGTGGACCGGCTGAAGGAGCAACGCTACAAGGTGCGAGGCGTGAACTTCGGCAATAAAAGTAGCAAGCCCATCATGTATGGTAACAAGCGTGCAGAGATGTGGGGGTCTATGAAGGAATGGCTGAAGAGCGCGAGCATACCAAAGGACAGGTATTTGAAGTCGGACCTGACTGGACCGATGATGAAGCCGGACTCGAAAGGGACGATCTTCTTGGAGTCGAAGAAGGACATGAAGTCGAGGGGTCTAGCCTCCCCAGACGCTGCGGACGCGATAGCCGTTACTTTCGCTTTCCCCGTCGCACACCGAGAGGCGCGCGTTGACCAGACACGGCGTATCAGCTATGGTCAAGGCTCCGCATCGTCTGGATGGATGGCTTCATAATGGCGAATACTAAGACCCCTACTGTAGCTTTAAAAGGCTTTGGAAATACGGTCTACACAGATGAAGATATGCCTGAGTCCGCTCAAAACGCACGTTTAAGAGGTTACGTTCACACGCCTTCAACTAACGCCACCGCTATGCGTAATTATATGCGATATGCTGGGACAGACATGCAAGAGGCAATAAGCAGCCCTGAGCATATATTAGAAGAACTACGCACATTAGGATATGCGCCTGAAGATGATGTTGTAAGTCAATATCGCAAACGCTTTTTGATGTCCGCTTTGCGGGATATTTATGGCACAAATCCCTATGATGTTGGCCCAGGTTTTGTAGCCTCTCGCGGGATGAGCCAGACGCCAGACGCCGGATATACAAGCACAACGCCAGATATGCGGACACGCCCGTCAAGCACAACGCCAAGGTCAAAATAATGGTGTCTTTATCCGTAGGGCGTGGCGAAAAGCTACCGACCAAGAAAGGCGCTGGTCTGACCGCTAAAGGTCGGGCTAAGTATAATGCTGCTACGGGTAGCAAACTGAAGGCTCCAGCGCCGCATCCTAAGACCAAAGCTGATGAAGGCCGCAAGAAGTCGTTCTGTGCTCGTATGGGCGGCGTTGTCGCTAAGTCGAAGAACGCTGATCGTGCAAAAGCAAGCATGAAAAGGTGGAACTGTGGCTAATACAAAGCCGATAGGCGTCGCCTACGAAGACCAGAACATTATTGGCGCGACGACCGTGCAGGCCGCTAATATCTTGACGACTGGTCAGATCGGCTATGCAGCAGGAGCCTATGGCACTGTAACACAACAAAACAATAAAACGACCGGCGTGACAGTCAATTCCTCGTCAGGACAAATTACAACGGCTAACTCGCAGCTTGCGCCAAGCGCCCAAGCGGTGTTCACAGTAACAAACTCAAGCGTGTCGTCAAAAGATGTGGTAACGTGCAGCGTATCATCGGGCGGCACGTTGGGAGCTTACAATGTATTTGTGGGCGCTATATCTGATGGGTCGTTTACAATAGTTATTAAGAACAGCACCAACAACGCATATAGCGAGTCTCTGGTGCTGAATTTTGCACTTCTTCACACGGTGACGTGATGATCGGCAACGGCAAAAAAGTCAACGCGACTAAAGGCGGTATGCCTAACGCTAAAATGGGCGCAGAGGCCGAGCGTATTCATGGCGGTAAGGGTAAGGGCGCTAAACCACCTAAATATGCGCGTAGTGCAAAGGCTGTCTATAACAACATGGGTGGCTTTGTATGCGCGACAAGTCACAATTATGGCTCACATCATGGCCGTAAAGGATCGCACCTTAAGGGTGCTGCATTACCAATAGATGGAGGCGTCAGTGCCGCTCAAGAAATCGACCAGCAAGACGAGTTTTAGAAAAAACGTAAAGGCTGAGATTGAGGCTGGTAAGCCAGTCAAGCAAGCCGTTGCAATCGCGTATTCAGTCAAGCGCAAAGCCGCTGCCAAAAAAGGAAAAATGAAATGAGCTATGCTAAAAAAGCAGCGATGAAAATCGAAAAGCGTGAGCCTCGCGAGCCACACGCTGGCGCGGGCATGAAAGGTAAACCAGCGCCTAAAACGCTTCTTGCTGAACGTAATAGCCCAACGCACCACCCACATTTGACGGGTGAGATTAACCCAAAGCACGACAAGCCACACGTCCTTCGTAATCTCAAGGGCTGCTAATGCCGTCATTTGCACACGACGACGTTGTAGGCGCGGGTAAAGTAGCCGA